GGAGTCAAGTCGGCGGCCGCGAGATAGTAGGTGTAGCGAGCCGTTCCAGCTGTCGCGTCAGCTGTGAAAGACGTACCAAGAATTGTCATGTAGTAAGAATTGCCACGAAAGTTCACATATGTTCGGTAGCCGGGCAAGTCATACCATGCGTAACCGAACTCAAGATTCATGTCGTTTTGTGCATTCGCGAGACATGAAATTTCGCTAATACCGAAACTAGGTGTCGAATAAATTCCTAGGTAGTAGTCCGCTAAGTCTTGAGCTTGAGCGGCGCTTGAGTTGATTGTTGAGATTCGAAGTGTTCGATATGGGGAGCTCCCCACATTGGCCACTATTGTTCCGTAGTCCTGAGTGTTTACTTCGACTTGAGTGAAGTAGTCAGACGCTAAAGAGTCAAAACGAATTTGGTCATAAATTTGATTAGTTGAGTTGTTCAGTGTGTCGCTGAAAACTGCTGGAAGTGTGCCGTTGAAGTCTTTTGTGAACATGCTTGGCGTTGAAGCGCCGTCTTTGATTGTTGCTCCGACTGACGTGGCAATAAGGTTCAAATATTCAGCCCAAGAACCGTCAACATTTGTTGTCGCCAATGTCGGTGAGTTTGCTTCGGTAAAAGTGGTGCCGATTCCGACGCCGGTATAAGTGCCGATATCGGAAAGCAACCAATAAACCAAGTCAGAAGTGACTTCTTGACCGTTTCCTTGAAGACGGCCAAGCTCTGCCAATGCACCTTCGGCCGTTATGTTCAAATAGTCAGCTTCACCAACGCTCGAAACATAAGGAATTCCGTAGTCAGCAGAAACGTCACGAATTCGGCCGCGCCAATATTCATAAGTAGCGCCAGTGCGCTTCACTCGAATCCAAGTCCCCACAACTAAATCAGTAATAGGCGACGCGTAGCCTGTTGGATAGCGAAGCGTCACATTCATTGTCGAAGGCTCAAAAGTGTCTTGAAGCATTCGACGACCACAAAAGCCGTTCACATTTTGAACATTGGTCAGCATTGTCCAGCTTGAGCCGTTAGTTGAATATTCAACAGTGAAGTTTGGAATCGTCATGAAGCGACTCGAATCGGAATTGCACCGTTTTGACGCTGGTAGCGACGGAGTGCGTCAACAACAGCGTTTGGGTCTCCACCTTGAACAGTGACGTAAATGTTGCCGCCACCACCACCGAAGTCGCCCATTCGGTCTAGTGGTACCACTGCTTCGGGGCCAGCTTCACCGATAAGCGCGAGCGTTGGTGACATGACGAGACCACCGTTGGCAAGCATTGGAATATCCGGTACTTCAAAGCCTTTCCCACCGACGCCCGGCACCCAGCTCGGCACTTTGAAAGAGAGCTTGCCGAATGTGTTGTTCCACGCTGAAGCAATGCCGTTGAAGATTGTCTTCACGATTGTGAACATTGTTTGAAACGCTGGAATTGTGATGTTTGTAATCCACCACTTGATTCCACCGAAAACGGAGTCAACGATATTTCGGAAGCCTTCGAATTTCTTGTACGCGACAGCAAGCGCGGCGATAAGTGCGCCAATGCCAATGACAATGAGTGTGATTGGGTTGATAGCCATGGCCGCATTGACAGCGAGAATCGCGACAGCTAATCCACCAATGCCGGCGGCGACCGCGGCGATCAAATTTGGATTCTCTGAAGCCCACGCCGCGAACTTTGTCAAGTAGGGAAGCATTTTCTCCATGACTGGAATTAGTGCCGCGCCGATTGACTCTTTTGTTTCAGCGAAGGCCAGCGAAGCGCGTTTGAATTGTCCAGCTGTTGTCCCTGCCGCTTCTTGAGCCGCGCCACCGAACTTGTCGTTCAGTGCGGCCATAGCTTCTTCGGCGCTCATGCCGTCTTTGATGAGAGCTTTCAAGCTGGGGTCAAGCTTGGCGAGAGCGTTTGTCTGTCCCCCCATAGCCTTCTCAATGCTCGTTGTAACGCTCGCTAAGGGCTTTCCAGTCGCCGCGGCGATATCCATAGCCAGCGACAACGCTTTTTGGGCTTTTGAGACGTCACCGGTCTGACGGACAAGTTTCGCGAGAGCTGGGCGAAGGTCATCATCAGCCACGCCGAGAGCCTGCCCCTGAGCTGTAATCCAATCCTCTGTGGCGGCAACAGCTCCGTCAGTCGCGTTTGTTGCTTGCTTGAGTGTGCGAGCCAGCTCTGCTTGTGCGGCGGCGTCTTCAACAGCGGCTTTGGTCGCGTCAAAAGCAGCGGCGGCGAGACCAGCAACAGCGGCGGCCGCCGGCACTGCCGCTTTCTTGATTGCATAGCCAGCCTTCGCGCCTACGCCTTCGAGTGACTTGAATTCTTTTTTGGCTTTGTCAATGCCGTCGGACTTGAACTCCGAAACGATTGGAATGTAAATGGCCATTAGGCGACGAGCTTTCTGTTGACTTGAGCGGCGACTTCTTCAAGAGCACTCATCAGCTCTCGGTCTGCCATTTCTCGAATGACTTTTATCTTTCGCCACATACCACGCTGGGCTTGGCCATAAGCGGCGTTCAAATTCTTCAAGAACTTTTCGCTTTGAATGTCTTCACGATTACGCCCGAGTCGGTCGGTTCCCCCGACGCCTTCGGAACCGTTTCGAAGACCGGCAATGTCAAACAACGCGCCACCAGCGTTCTTCTGAATGATTGTGACAATCGCGTAAGAGTTGCCGAATGAGCGACCACCGACTTGAACTTGAACGCCTTTGTCCACGTTTTTCTTGTCGTATCCGAGACGGCCTTTTGTTGACCAGCCCGGCATGACGTCTTGTAGATCAGCATTCGAAGGATAGGTAGAACGCGCGACCGACAGCATTTCAGCTGAAGCGCCTTTGATTTTTGACACTGCTTTGAAGCGAAGCGTCTTGTCCATTTTTCCAAGTTCTTTCAAAGCGTCGCGAACTCCGAAAACTTCTATCTCAGCGCCTACGGGCATTTCGGTTCTGTTCCTTTCTTCGCTTGTTGATGACTTGGACTGTGGTAGCTAGTTCCTCTAGGTCGAATGGGACTTGTGCTGGCCAGTAACCGGTCTCTAGCAGAATCTCTACTAGTTGTCTTCCGTACTCGCCAGCTCCGTAGGGTTTACAGGCTCCGAAGTGACGTCAATGTCATCAACGCGTTTGATGAACTCATCAAAGCTCATTGGAACTGGAATGTTCGCGAGCTTCGCGGCTTCGTATGCCATAAACAACAAGTCTTCGTGACCTATCTGCCCGGAAGCAAGCTCGGCGCTTTTACGCTTGAACTTTCGTTCCCAAGCGACAATGACGTAAAGATTCGTCGTGACTTGGAACTTGTTTCCGTCAGTTTGTGTGACTTCTAGCTGGAGTTTCATGGTGTCCCCTTCTTTCTGTTATCAGGTCGCGTCTCGGCTGAATGTTCCACCGGTGAATGTCACTTCAACGGTTGCAAGTTCTCCGATTGACGAATTGATTGGCGTGAAGCTTTCGAGATATGCACCGGTAATTGTGTACTCGGGATTCGAAGCCGATTCGGTCGTTCCACTTGGCGAGATCACCAGTGTTGACGACTTGCCGACACAAGCTTGAAGCACTGCTTCAACTTCGGTATCGGGCGCGGCCGTTGAGCCGTAGCTGAGATACATGGTCAAGCTCACTTCGACGGATTGCAAGCCGGCGACATATGAGCGACCGGTTGGGCTTCCTGAACTTGTGAAAGCTGTTGATTCAAGTGGTTCGTTGCCGACTGTCAGCGTGACAGCTGAGCACTGGTCGGACAAGTCCCAAGTGGTCGCCCCTTGGGTCAAGTTCACTGTCGCATTGGACAAGAAAGTCTGTGTGGACATTTTGGTTCCTATCTGTTGTTGGTTCCGATACGAGCGATTAGGTCGTAGGTCGGGAGTTGTTGGTTGCCATAGTCAGCAGTCCCCGGAGAGCCGCTTTCAATGATGATTGGGGTCGAATAAAGAATGTCGTTGACCGTGGTCATGATGTAGTCGTTCGCGACTTTGTTTCCCGGTGGAAGGCCACAAACTCGAAGCCGAACTCGAACATCAGCGACAGCTTTTGAAAACACTGAAAACTCAGGAAGCTCCACCATGACGCATTTCGGGCGAATAGTTCCGGGGTCGTGCGCCCACGTTATTCCAGCGTCGTTCAACGCGTCAGAACACAAGTCAATCGCGTCTTGAAGAAAGCCCGTAGCCATTAGCCGACTTGGGGTTTCTTACAGCCGAGAAGCTGCAAAATT